CCCTTTTCCAATAGTGCGAGGTCTGGAAAACTTTTTCGGGAGGTGATGTAGAGATGGCGAAAATGACGAAAGCGGCGATCAAGCGGGCGACCATCCGGGACATGAAGCAGCTGGGCACGTACAAAAAGCAGTATGACCGAATCATCGAGATTTACGCCGAACTGGTCGAACAGTACGCGGCCCTGTCGGAAGAGTTCGCAGCCGGCGGCTATCAGTATCAGGTCAGTACCGACCAGGGCGGCGCAAAGAAAGCGCCGATCGTTGCGACGCTCGAATCCCTCCGGAAAGACATACTGGCGTACACAGACCGGTTGTGCCTGAACCCGAAAACGATCGACGGGATCACCGTTGAGACGAAAAAACAATCCGCGCTGGCTGCAGCGCTGAGTGCTCTTGAGTGATCCGAAGAACCTTGACATTGTGCTGGAGTACGCCAGGAGCATAGTCGAGGGACGGAAGATTGCCGGCAAAGAGCTGATCCAGGCTTGCCAGCGGTTTCTGGATGACCTGAACAACCCGGAATACGAGCTCCGAACGAAGGACCCGGAGTTTGTGATCGGGATCATCGAGCGGACCTTTGTTCACGATAAGGGCGAGGCGCTGGACGGAACCCCACTACGCGGGAAGCCATTCTTGCTGGAGCCGTGGCAGAAATTCATCGTCTATAACCTGCTCGGCTTCTGGAAAGCCGGGACCAATGAACGCCGCTACAAAGAGGCGTTTATTTTTATTCCCCGGAAAAACGGTAAGACGCGGCTTGTTGCGGCACTGGCCTGGGCGCTCGCGCTGCTCAGCCGTCGGTCCGGAGCGACGATCTACATTACCGCGCACGCGCTTAAACAATCTAAGCAGGCGTTTGAGTTTATCCTCTACAACCTCAAACGGATGGGTGAAGAGGAGAACTTCCGCATCCTGAACAACAACCAGGAGCACAGCATCAGCGGTGACCTGGGCGACGGCTCGCTGTACATCGAAGCGCTGGCCGCCAACCCGGACCGGCAGGACTCGTTGAACTGCAACATTGCCATTGCCGACGAGCTGCACGCCTACACTCGGCCAAAGCAATACAACATCATCAAAGAGGCGATGAAGGCGTACACGAACAAGCTCATGATCGGCATTACGACGGCCGGCGACGACATGAGCAGCTTTTGCTACCAGCGGCTGCAATACTGCAAAAAGATTCTCGACGGGACGGCCCGGGACGAAGCATATTTCATTTTCATCGCCAAAGCCGACGAGGATGAGCGAGGGAACGTCGACTACACTGATCCAGTTCAGCATGAAAAAGCCAACCCGAACTATGGAGTGACGATCCGGCCAAGCGACATCATGAACGACGCGCTGCAGGCGCAGAACGATCCGCAGCAGCGGAAGGACTTTTTAGCCAAGTCGCTCAACATCTACACGGCCGCGATGCACGCCTATTTCGACATTCATGAATTCCGGGCGAGTGACCGCCCGTACAAGTGGACGCTCGACGAGCTGGCGCGGCTTCCGATCAACTGGTACGGCGGCGCCGACCTGGCGAAGCTGCACGACCTGACGGCAGCGGCGCTATACGGCGAATACCAGGACGTGGCGATCGTTATTACGCACGCCTGGTTCCCGATCGTGGCGGCGAAGGCCAAGGCGGAGGAAGACGGCATTCCGCTGTTTGGCTGGATGGATGATGGATGGCTTACGATGACCAACACGCCTGTAACCAATCATGCGGAAATTGTCAATTGGTTTAAAACCATGCGGCAGCGCGGCTTCAAGATCAAACAGATCGGCTTTGACCGCAAGTTCAGCGCCGAGTTTTTCCGAGATGCCAAAAAGGCCGGCTTTAAGCTGGTCGACGAGCCGCAGTATTTCTGGCGTAAGTCGCAGGGGTTCCGCCGGATCGAACAGAAGGCGAAGCTCGGGAAACTGTACTACCTGCACAGCGATGCCTATGAATATTGCGTCCAGAACGTCCGGGCGATCGAGAAAACCGACGATATGATCCAGTACGAGAAGGTCGATGATAATAAGCGCATCGACCTTTTTGACGCTTCCGTGTTTGCCTGTGTCCGGTACATCGAGGACACGGATCAAGGTAAGGCTGCCGAGAAATGGCTCAAAGGGGGTGAATCAACAGCGTGAGTAAGAGGCAAAGACAAAGAGCACGGCAACCGACGGAGCAGCGCAGCCTGCAGCGCGCTGAGAACTCACTCCTGGGGTACTGGCTGAAAGGGGACGACCTGACGCTGCCGGCCGGATATGTACGGCTGAGCGAAAACCCGGAAGTTCGGATGGCGGTGGATCGCATCGCAGACATGGTCAGTAACATGACCATCCACTTGATGCGGAACGTGGATGGCGGCCACGAGCGGGTGCAGAATGAGCTCTCGCGAAAAGTGGACATTGAGCCGTATTCGCTGATGACACGAAAGGCGTGGCTCTACCATATCGTGCACACAATGCTCCTTGAGGGCGACGGCAACGCCTTTGTCTTCCCTCAGTTCCGGGACGGGTTGATCGACGAGCTCATCCCGGTTCCGGCGCATATGGTCACGATCCTGCCGCCGGTCCAAAACGGCATCGGTCTGGCGACCGGGTACCGGGTCATGATTCAGGGCCGCATCTACAATCACGATGAGGTGCTGCATTTCAAAATCAATCCCGATCCGCAGGAACCATGGCGGGGCCGTGGGTACAGACTGATCCTGAAGGATGTCGTGGCGAACCTCGCGCAGGCGGCGAAGACAAAGAACGCATTCATGGGGGATAAGTGGCGGCCGAGCGTGATCGTCATGGTCGACGCCGACTCGTCGCAGTTTGCGAGCGAGGAAGAGCGCGATAAGCTGATCGATCGATACATCGGCAGCGGGCAGAGCGGCAAGCCGTGGATTCTGCCGGATGGGATCATCCGAATAGAGACGATCAAGCCTCTCACCCTGGAAGATATCGCGATCCACGAGAGCGTCCAGATCGACAAGCGAACGGTGGCGGCCATGATAGGCGTGCCTCCGTTTTTCGTTGGCGTCGGCGATTTCAAGAAGGATGAGGTTAACAACTGGATTCGCACACGAATCGCATCCATCGGGACGATCATCGGTCAGGAGCTCACGAGCAAACTGCTGTATTCGCCGGACTTGTATTTCCGGCTGTCGGCCCGCAGCCTGTACGCTTACGATCTCAACGAACTCTCCAAGATTGGCATGGAGATGTACGTCCGCGGCCTGATGGATGGCAATGAGGTGCGCGATTGGGTCGGCCTGTCGCCGCGTGAGGGATTGGATGAGCTGGTGATCCTCGAAAACTACATCCCGCGCGGCATGATCGGGGATCAAGCGAAACTCCAGCAAGGAGGTGATGATGGCGGATGAGAGACACGAGGCAGACGCGGAGCCTTAAATCCGAACTCAAGACACGCGCGGAAGGCAGTGACCTTACGATCGAAGGCTATTTCGCCGTGTTCAACCGGGAGACAGAGCTGTGGCCAGGCGCCTATGAGGAGATCGCGCCGGGATCGTTCGATAACACCCTCAGCAACGACATACGGGCGCTGATCAATCACGAAACGCGCCTCGTGCTCGGTCGGACGAAGGCGGGGACGTTGGAACTCCGCGCCGATAATTACGGTCTGTGGGGCCGCGTGAAAATCAACCCGAACGACACCGATGCCATGAACCTCTACGAGCGCGTTAAGCGCGGGGATGTGGACCAGTGCTCGTTCGGCTTTAACATCGTTCGTGAGGAAACGGACTGGCGCGATGACGGCACCGTGAAGTGGATAATCCGCGAAATTGACCTGCACGAAGTCAGCGTCGTCACCTTCCCGGCCTACGAGGATACCGGCGTCGCCGCGAGGCAGCGGCAAGTCGAAGAACACCGTGAACGTCTGATGCAGGCGAAGCGGCAAAAAATCATCGAAAGGGTGAGGAGCATTGCTCAGACAACTGTTGTTGGCAAAAAAGATTGAACAGCGCAAAAACGCGCTGGCGGAACTGCTCGTCGAGGAAGAGAAAATCCAGACACGCAGCGCGGAGCTGGAGACTGCGGCGACCGAAGCCAACACGGACGAGGAAATCGCCGCCGTGGAGGAAGAGGTCACCAAGCTGGAAGCCCAAAAGGGCGAGCTGGACGAGAAAAAGTCCAAGCTGCAAGGCGAGATCGCCGAGCTTGAAAATGAGCTGGAGCAACTCAATGCGAAAGAGCCGTCGAACCAGCAACGCTCTGCTCAACCGTCGGCCCAGCCGGTCCAACCGGTACAACAATTTGAATACAGAGGTGGTAATCAAATGAGCATTTTCCGCAATCTTTCGCGGCAAGAACGTTCCGCGCTCGTCGCAAGAGACGACGTAAAAGAATTCCTACAGCGGGCCCGCGACCTGGCGGGTCAATCTCAAACGAGGGCGATTTCTGGCGCCGAGCTCACGATCCCGGATGTTCTGCTCGAACTGATCCGCGACAATCTGGATCGGTATTCGAAGTTGATTAACCGCGTCGGCCTGCGTAGGCTTCGCGGAAAGAGCCGCCAGAACATTCTCGGCGCGATTCCGGAAGGAATCTGGATGGAAGCCCACGGAAAGCTGAACGAACTGTCGATCGCCTTCAACCAGATTGAGGTCGACGGTTACAAGGTTGGCGGATTCATTCCGGTGCACAATTCCGACTTGGAAGATTCCGACGAAAACCTGGCCGAAATCATTCTGGATGCGATTGCTCAGGCGATCGGATTTGCGCTAGACAAGGCAATCCTGTACGGCACTGGAATGAAAATGCCGCTCGGCATCGTGACGCGATTGGCGCAAACATCGCAACCGACCGATTGGGGAGCAAATGCTCCGGCATGGACCGACCTGCACACGAGCCATATCGTCAAGATCGATCCGGCTGGAAAAACGGCTCAAGAGTTTTTCGCGGAACTTGTCCGCAAGCTGAAAATTCCGCGCGCGAACTACACGACTACGGGAAATGTCTGGTGGGCGATGTCGCGCAATACGCATGGCGAGCTGATGGCTCGTTCGATCGCATTTAACTCGGCGGCTGCTATCGTATCGGGAGTGAACATGACGATGCCGGTCGTGGGCGGCGATATCGTACTGCTCGATTTTATCCCTGACGGCGATATCGTTGGCGGATACGGCGAACTGTATCGACTGGTCGAACGCAAAGGTGGCACGTTCGCGCGCTCTGAACATGTCCGCTTCCTCGAAGATCAGACGCTGTTCAAAGGCACGGCCCGCTATGACGGTAAACCGATTTTCGGCGAGGCGTTCGTGGCCGTGAATATTGACAACGCGAACCCGGCGACTTCGATTCCGTTCGCGCCTGATACCGTAAACACGCCTGAAGTCTGATTCTGAATGCCGGACGTGATGAGCGCCCGGCTCTCTTTTAAGGAGGGATGAGCGTGACTGTAGTGCTCAAGGATTTTAAGTGCAAGGTTACGAAGCGCATCTACCGGGCGGGTGAAACCTACGACGGCGACCGCGTGGAGGAACTGCACACGCTCGGGTACGTCGATGCCGGGGAAACCGATGACGGTGCCGCACCTGAACCGGCGGAAAAGCCCACACGGAAACGCGCCAAGCGCGATGACAGCGGGTGACGGCCATGGACGAGGCGCAAATCCTCGCGCTGGTTAAGGCGCGGCTCGGGATCACGACGGCGGTCAGGGACACATACCTGGCCGCTATCGTTTCCGGCGTGGTGCGGGAGCTGGAGCATGAAAAGGGTATCAGGCTCGACCCGAACGACATGAATCACGTCATGTTTTGCGTGGACTATGCGACTTGGCGCTATCAAAGTGCAAATGACACCAAGACAACATTTACAGGACAACCAATGTCCATGCCGCGGCATCTGCAATACCGGCTGCACAACTTGATCATCTCGGCAGGCGGTGGCAGTGATGACATATGATCACGAGTTGACACTGATCCGGCAGACGATGGGAGAGGATGAAATCGGTAACCGAATCCCGGTCGAGGATGAAATCGGTAACCAAATCCCGGTCGAGGCTGAGACGACCATCCTTTGCGGCCTGAAATCGGTCGGCCGAGCCGAGTTCTACGATGCGGCGGCTAGCGGATTGCGGCCGGAACTGGTTTTCGTGGTTCATGCCTACGAGTACGGCGGCGAGCAGGTCGTGAAGTTCGATGGCGTCCGGTACAACGTCATTCGCACGTACCAGGTGGATTTCGAGGAGATGGAACTGGTTTGCGAAAGGGTGGTTGGCAGTGGCTAATATCAGCATCGACAACCTCGCCGACGCGATCGTTTCCGCCGTTCGGGAGTACACCGAGGACGTGAGCGAAGCGATCAATCAGGAAGTAGACGCGACGGCCGACGCAGTCCTCAAAGAGGTACAGGCGAACCACTCGTACCGTGATCGGACCGGCAAATACTCGAAGGGGTTCACGAAAACGAAACAGGACAGACCAGGCGTTACACACCGGGTGGTCTGGAACAAAAAACACCCGACCCGCGTGCATCTTCTTGAATTCGGTCATGCCAAACGAGGCGGCGGCCGCGTGCCGGCATATCCACACCTCCGGCCGGCCTATGACAAGTACGGTGCGAAACTTCCAGATAAAATCAAGCGGATCATCCGGAACGGGGGTGCCCGCTGATGACCCAGGCCGAGCTTTTTCAAGCCCTTAAGGCGATCGGGTATCCGGTCGCCTATTCGCATTTTGACAGCCCTCCGCAGCCGCCTTATATCGTGTACCTGTTCGCCTATTCGTCCGACCTCATGGCTGACAACCAGAACTATGTGGAGGTTTCGAACTTCCAGATCGAGCTGTATACCAGCAAAAAGGACCTGATGGCGGAACGAAAGGTACAAGATAAGCTGAAAGAACTGCAACTTCCGTACACCAAAACTGAAACCTGGATTGACAGCGAAAAGCTGTTTCAGGTGATTTATGAAATTCAATTGATTGGAGAGTGAAGACTGTGAATCAGCAAATCGAAAACAATTTTAAGTATCACGCTCCCAAAGACGGACAACCCGAAAAATACCAAGCAATCCGGGAGAAGGCAAAGGAACTGGCCTATCTGATCGATGAGCTTTGTCCCAATAGCCGCGAAAAGTCGTTGGCAATCACGAATTTGGAACAGTCCGTGATGTGGGCTAATGCCAGCATCGCGAGAAATGAATAAGGAGGCTGAACAAAATGTCCCAAAACAAAGTGACGTTTGGTCTTGAAAAAGTCCATATAGCCTTTTTTGACGAACAATCGCAGACGCAACCGGCATGGAAACCGCCTGTCGCCATTCCCGGTGCTGTGCGTTGGACACCTACGGCAGTGGGCGAGTCAAGCACTTTCTACGCTGACAACACCGCCTATTTCACGGTTACTGCAAATAACGGCTACACCGGAGAACTGGAACTAGCCAACGTACCGGATGCCGTACTCGCGGAAATGCTCGGTTGGGAAATCGACCAAAACGGCATGATCGTAGAGGTAGCGGATGCGATTCCGAAAAAATTCGCTTTGCTCGGTCAGGTGCAAGGTGACAAGCGCAATCGCCGGTTTGTGTATTACGACTGTGTTGCAAGCCGGCCGGCGAAGGAGCGCACCACGAAAAATGAGTCCATCACGCCGGCGACGGACGTGTTGTCGCTCACGATCAGCCCGATCGAAATCGACGGGAAGATGATTGTGAAAGGTGATCTGGAACTGAGCGATACCAACGCAACGGCGTATAACGGATTCTTCAGTGCCGTTTATCTGCCATCATTCGCTCCGGAGGTGTGATGCATGCGCGAAGTGCAAATTGGAGACAAATCGATTTGGCTCAGAGGGTCTCCTCTGAGCCTGTTGTATTATCAGCAGGAATTCGGGCGTGATCTTACTGGCGACCTCGCTGGTATGATCACTAGCATGGTCGGGACGGAAGTATTAAAGGGCGGGAATTTCGACGCCTCCAAATTAAACGTCTCGGCAATCGACTCCGTCGCAATCCTTCGGCTCATTTGGGTGCTCGCCCGTACGGCTGCTGGTAAGACGGGGAGTTTCCCGTCATTTGAACAATGGCTGGCCGAGAACGAGGAAATCAGCATCTTTGACGAAGACCTGATGTCCGCCGTTATGGAGGAAGCCCCGAAATGCTTTTTTCGTCAAAAGCAAACCGTGGCACCGGCAGCCCGAGGGCGGCGCACAAAATAGCTGTGACCGCACAGACATCAACGTAATCGTAACGGCGAAGCGTGTCGGGTTGACGATGGATGAGCTCGACATGATGACGCTACAGGACTTTTTTGATTTCGTTTATGCGTATATCGGCGGAACTGATGACGGTCCGCGTATGGCAACGCAGGAAGATATCGACGCATTTTACCGGGGGTGACGGACAGTGGCTGAAACAATAAAGGGGATCAACGTCGTCATCGGGGCGGAAACAACCGGGCTGTCCGCCGCCCTGTCGGACGTGAACAAAAAATCGAAGAACATTCAGAGCGAACTCAAGCAGGTCGAGAAGCTTTTAAAACTCGACCCTTCAAATACAGAATTGGTCGCGCAAAAGCAAAAGCTCCTGGGCGACGCCGTTGCGAACACGAGGGAAAAGCTCGACCGGCTGCGTGCAGCTCAGGAACAGGTAAACGACCAACTTGCCCGCGGCGAGATTAGCCAGGGCCAATACCGGGCATTCCAGCGCGAGGTTGCGAAGACAGAAGCGGAGCTTCGCAACCTAGAAGACCGCCTCTCCGATGTCACGAAAGAGCTTGGCGATCAAAGCGGCTTTGTGAAAAAGCTCGGTAAAGACTATCAGGAATCGTTTGAACAGGCTAAACAATCGCTTGGTAACACCTTCGAACAAGCCAAAAAGCTGGGCACCGGCATGACAGCGGCCGGTGCTGCGATTGCTGCAGGTTTGGGTGTGGCCGTCAAGGGCGCCGCTGACTTTGAACAGGGAATGGCAAATGTCTACTCCGTCATGGCGCCGGATGAAGTCGCTCAGTTCAAGGACGAGCTTAAAGACTTGGCCGTTACCATGGGGGCGCAAACCAAATACAGCGCCACCGAAGCGGCGCGCGGCATCGAGGAACTGGTCAAAGCCGGTGTAAGCGTCCAGGACATCCTAAACGGAGGTCTGTCGGGCGCTTTATCTTTGGCTACGGCCGGCGAACTGGAGCTGGCGGACGCTGCCGAGATTGCAAGCACGGCGCTCAATGCGTTCAAGGATGATGCCATCACCGTCCAGCAGGCTGCTGACATTCTGGCCGGCGCCGCGAACGCCTCCGCAACGAGTGTCGGAGAGCTCAAATTTGGCTTGTCGCAGGTTTCCGCTGTGGCGTCTGGCGTCGGGCTTTCGTTCCAAGATACAGTTACGGCCCTGGCCGCTTTTGCTCAAAACGGTTTGAAGGGATCTGACGCAGGGACATCTCTGAAAACCATGTTGATGAACCTGCAGCCCAGCACCGATGCGGCGTACAACCAGTTCAAGCAATTGGGTCTGTTGACATTGGATACGGGCAAGGCGATGGAGTACCTCGCCCAACGCGGCATAAAGCCGGCGTCAGAATCCATTGACGACGTGATTGGTGCCCTTGCT